ATGCCCTACGCCCCCGAACTAAAAGAAGCCGCCAAACGCCTTTATTTGCGCCGCTGCAAGCCGCGTGAAATTCAGGCGCAATTGTCCTTGCCCAACATCCGGATCATTTACTACTGGATCCGCCAGGGTGAGTGGGACGACATGCTGTCGGATGAAGAACCGCTGACCGCCGTCGGACGCCGGATCACCCTCCTCCTGGACAAAGCCACGTCGCTGACCAAAGGTGATCTGGACGAACTCGATCGGCTGACCACCGTTCGTGATCGGCTATTGAAGCAATCCATAAAACCGGTACCGGCGCCGACCGGTGAGCCGCCGGCGGAGGATGGCCAGCGCCGTGAAGGACAACGTAGCGAACGCCGAGAGCGAGGCGACAAGGGCGGAAAGAAGCGCGAGAAGAAGGCTAAAAACGAAGTCGGCGAACTGACCGAAGTCGACTTTCTCGACAAGTTCATCAGCAAAATGTACGGCTACCAAAAGGAGCTGTTTGCCGCCAAACAGAATCCGCTGACGAGTCGGATCCGGAACATTCTCAAAAGCCGTCAGGTGGGCCTGACCTACTACTTCGCTGGCGAAGCGTTCATGGACGCCGTGCTGACCGGCGACAACCAGATTTTCCTGTCGGCCAGCCGCGCCCAGTCCGAGATTTTCCGTAGCTACATTGTGTCGTTCGCCCAGGAGTGGTTCGGCCTGGAGCTGACTGGCAACCCTATCGTGTTGAGCAAAGACGGCAAGCCATGGGCCGAGCTGCGTTTTCTCAGTACCAACAGCAGCACCGCTCAAGGTCACCATGGCCACGTCTACGTTGACGAATATTTCTGGATCCGCGACTTCGAGAAACTGAACACCGTCGCCAGCGCCATGGCCACGCACAAGAAGTGGCGCAAGACTTACTTTTCAACGCCCAGCGCCGTGTCTCACCAGGCGTATCCGTTCTGGACCGGCGAGAAATTTCGCAACAGCAAACGCAAGAACGCCAAGGATCCGTGGCCTAGTGAAGCTCAAGCGGCGGCGGGTTCGCTGTGTCCGGACGGGCAATGGCGCAAGGTCATTACGATCCTCGACGCCATCACCGGCGGTTGTAATCTGTTCGACCTCGAGCAACTGCAGCTGGAGTACGACGAAGACAAATTTCAGCAGCTGTTCATGTGCAAGTTCATCGACAGCACGCAAAGTGCCTTTTCCCTGGCGGACCTGGAGCGTTGCTACTCCGACCAGTCGTTGTGGACCGACTACGACCCCGACGACCCGCGTCCGTTTGGCAACAGCCCCATCTGGATCGGCTACGACCCGAGCCGCACCCGCGACGATGCCAGTTGCGTGGTCATCGCCCCACCGCTCGAGAACGGCGGCAAGTTCCGGATTCTGGAAAAGCACAGCTGGCGTGGGCAGTCGTTCAAGTACCAGGCCGAGCAGGTCAAGAAACTCACCGAGCGCTTCAACGTGCAGCACATCGGCATCGACACCACCGGCATCGGGTACGGCGTGTTCGACCTGGTGCGCGACTTCTATCCGCGTGCGACCTCGATCCACTACAGCCTTGAGACCAAAAACACCCTGGTGCTTAAGGCGCAGGACACGATCCAAGGCAGCCGCATCGAGTGGGACGCCGGCTGGAACGATATCGCTCAGGCCTTCCTGACGATCAAGCGCGGCACCACCGGCGGCGGTCAAGTGACCTACAGCGCATCGCGCACCGATGCCTCGGGCCACGCCGACATTGCCTGGGCGATCATGCACGCCCTCGCCCATGAACCTCTCAACACCAACAAACAGCGGCGCAGCCGCTACACCTTCAGCGGATCAAGCACCCATGGGCAAACCAGCAAAAAATCAGCAGCAACCTCTAGCAACCGGTCCGATGCGGGCCTTTTCATTCGGTGCGCCGGAACAGGTATTGAGCGAAAACATCGGGCAGTACCTGGGCGTGTTCGCCACCCACGACGGGCGAACCTATACCCCGCCGGTGTCACGCCAAGGCCTGGCCAAACTGCTGCGCGCCAACGCACACCACGGCGCCATTCCGGGGTTCAAGCGCAACCTGTTGCTGCGTGAGTTCGTATCGTCCAAAGGCTGCTCGATCAAGACCATGAGCTGTGCAGCTCTGGACTTTATGGTGTTCGGCGAGGCGTATTTCCGTCGCAACCGCAATGCCTTCGGCCAGGTGCTGGAAATGGATCACCTGCCGGCAATCAACATGCGGGTGAAAGTGGGCGGCGGATTTGTGATGCTGCAGAAAGACGGAAAGGAGCTGGAGTTCAGCGAAGACGAGGTTGAACACGTCATGAACTATGACGTGGAACAAAACATCTACGGAGTGCCTGAGTACCTGGGCGGCCTGCAGGCGCTGCTGCTCAATGAGGCCGCTACCCTCTTTCGCCGGCGCTACTACAGCAACGGCGCACACGCAGGCTACATCTTCTACACCAACGATCCGAACCTGACCGAGGAAGACGAAGTATCGCTGCGCGATCAGATCAGTGCGAGCAAGGGTGTGGGTAACTTTCGATCGCTGTTCGTGAACATCCCGGGCGGCACCGAGAAAGCGATTCAGATCATCCCAGTGGGGGACTTCCAGGCCAAGGACGAGCTGGAGAAGGTCAAGAACATCACGCGTAACGACGTGATTGCGGCGTGGCGGATGAACCCGGCATTGGCGGGCATCATTCCGGAAAACAACGCGGGTTTTGGCGATATCGAAAAGATCGATCGCGTGTACACCAGCAACGAGATTCGGCCTATTTGTCAGCTGTTCAACCAGCTGAATGATTCGCTACGCGAAGACAGGCGATTCACCTGGAAAACACCAAACGATACAGTTGTTTCCACTTAACAGACCCAATACGCAAGAGATTACCACTGCGCACTATGGCAAAATGGAGGTAATTGGATGCCCTGGGGAGGGACACAATGCGAGTTGAATGCAAATGCGGACACCGAGGACGGATCGCCTCTAGAGAGAAGTTTTCCGTGGATTTCGTGAAGCTGTACTGCCAGTGCCTGGATGCTAAGTGCGGGCACACATGGGTTGCAGAATTGACGTTTTCTCACACGCTGAGCCCGTCGGCTCAATCATACGAAAGGATGTTGCTCGATCGATTGAAAGAGATGCCCAAGGCAAAACAGCGCGAGCTGTTTGAGCAGTTGGGAACACAAGCGGTGGCGTGAGGACTAAACCGCCGACCCCGAAGGCGTCGGCGATCAGTTACACCAAGGCCTGGTTAAGCGATCAAGAGATCTTGTCTGTCTCTGTTGGATTGATGGCCAGCACCTCAGAAAGTCGACGGATCTGAGCTTTCTCCTTTTCACTCAATGCCCGGTAAAGACCAATGAGGCGGCGTTCCACGCTGCTTAGACTTTGCCATTCGAAATCGACAAACCCTACGTAAAGGGGCTCTTTCTTGATGCGATCCAACATGCGTACTACTCCATAAAATGCATTGCTCAACCGTAATCGGGGCGGTTGGGCGCATTGAAATGAAGCTCGCAGAAAACGACGTAGATGATTTGTTACGGATTAATTCTGCTGCCGAGCAACGTCATCGGCCATCGCTTGAAGAAAACGGCGGATGGCCGCTTGATCCTCTTCCGTAATGCTCCGGAACTGATTTATCAGCTCCGCCTCATCAGCCGAAAACAGCTGACCAAGCGGCGTGCAACGACGGGCTGTCAGTACAAACGCCGCGTCGGCACCGTGTTCCTCAAGAGCTGAAACATAGCGAAGGTCGAGCGAGTTCGCTCCCTGCTCGTAGTTCTTTTGAGTTCCCCGACTTACACCTAAAAGCGCTCCAAACTCTGTTTGATTCAAACCTAAGCGCTCGCGCTCTTCCTTTAGGCGTTCACCTACACCATCCGCTATGAGCATTTTTTTATTCACCGCCATTGACTTGATCAATTTTTTGACCAAGAATCACCACAGACAAACACAAGTAAACACAACCGAACAGAGTGCGCACTATGCCCGCCACCGTTACACCCGAGCAAGCCCGAGAGGCGTTGGATCGCAAAGGTATGAGTATTGCGGAGTTCAGCCGACAAAACGGATTGAACAAAAATTTAGTCAGCGACCTGTTGAACGGTCGGATCAAAGGTCGCCGTGGGGAGGCACATCGCGCCGCCGTGCTGCTCAAAATCAAAGACGGCGTTATTGAACAGTAACGGCCGTGATCAACAGGGAAAAGTAGAAAATGAAAAGCCCGGTTCTAAAGACGCGAAAGGACATGATGAGCGAGATCATTCGCAGCTACCCCAATGGACGCGAAGGCGCTGCAGCTCACCTGGGAATGAAAGTCAAAAAATTCGACAACCAAACCTATGAAAACGCGGGTTGTAGACCGCTGAGTGATGCCCAAATTTTCTTGCTTGAACAAGAGCGTGGCACCCTTCATTTCCCGAACTATGTTGCGCAAATGTACGGCGGGTTGTTCGTACCAGTTGCCGACCCTGAAACGCTGGATAACGTCGAACTGTATGCCCGTTCGGTTCAGGTTTCAGCGAAGCGTGGTTGCGTTGACCAGGCGATTGCCCAGGCATTGGAAGACGGGTCTATTAACGAGAAAGAAGCCGAAATCATCCTCAACGCCCACAACCTCCACATGGCCGCACGACACAGTGAAGTGCTGGCAGCTATCGATCTGTACCGCGCCAAGCCGGGGAAAGGTCAATGAACAATCTGCCTGCAGTAAAGGAATATCAAGACATGCTCAAAGCCGCCGCGCTTGTTTTCCTGGAGCGCCACCAATGTGAGCACCTGGTCGAGAATCGGCTGTTGTTCGACCGGGCAGTACAGCACTTGGTAACCGACTATGACGTCCTAACGACGGTGGCTGAAAAGATGGTGCATTTGGCCTGCACGGACATGTCTGCTGTCCGCGATCGGCAGCGTCTGGATATCGTCAGCAGCACGTCGACGCACACCATCATCATCGATCCAGCCACAGGAAACGTCTGGGCAGTCCCTGTAAGTCTGATCTACGAACGCATTCTCAACACGCCGGACAACAGTCGTTTCCGCGTAACCGCACCGTAATCCCCAACCCATAAACCGCCTGCCCCACTGTCGTGGGTTTGGGTGAGCTGCGCCCGAAATAGAGGTTTGACGATGGAACACGCCATGAACATCAACGCAAAACTGACGCCCGATCAGGCGAAAGCGCTCTTGGCCAGTCTGCGCGAGCAATATCGTCTCAGCTTCAACGACCTTTGGTACGCAGACCAGTACCGCTTGATTCCCGATGGCCTGCGCCACGGATCGATCCTTGCCAATAGCCCTGTGATGGCCGCTCAGAAACACCTGATCGGCGCCCTCACACTCAGCCTCCAAGCAGCGAAATAACCATGAGAGACGATCTGCGTCACGACGTATTGCAGCGTCTTGAGTCCGACTACGGCCTCAGACACCGCAGTGGCACCGACTACATGCGTGGCGGCACTTGCCCCAACTGCAATCAGAAAACTTTGTTCACGCGATTTTCCGCCCCCTGGATGGTGATCTGTGGTCGCCCTGAAAAGTGCAAGCACACCATGCCGGTCAAGGAAATCTACAACGATCTCTTCGAAGACTGGAGCAAGCGCGCACCGGTAACGAATGATCAACCAAACGCCACAGCACGGGCCTATTTGGAGTTCGGGCGCGGCTTTCGCCTTGAGATCATCTCGGGTTGGTACTCACAAGACAGCTACTTCTCTCCTGAAGCAAATGCCGGCAGTGCCACCGTGCGCTTTGCCCTCGAAAAAGGTGGTTACTGGGAACGACTGATTGATAAGCCGCATCGCTTCGGAAAGAAAAAAGCACGCTTCAAACCGGGCGAAAGCTACAAAGGTGTGTGGTGGTGTCCGCCCTGCATCGACTTGCTCGAGGTCAAAGAACTCTGGATCACCGAAGGAATCTTTGACGCCATTGCACTCGTTCATAACGACATTGCTGCAGTGGCCGCCATGTCATCCAACGCTTTCCCTGAGGCGTCACTGCAAAAGCTCGTTGAATTGCGAAGAGGGAAGCTGCCAACGCTCGTATGGGCTCCCGACAATGAGCCTGCGGCTTGTGAATACGCCCGACGTTGGGTGCGCTTGGCTCGCGAAATGGGGTTTACCTGTAGGGCTGCACTGATCCCACAACCCGGCCGCAAAGTCGATTGGAACGATCTGCATCAACGTTGGCAGTTTGAGGACGACGAGCAGAAGCGCATTCACCGTCGAAAGCGTGACTTTGAAATTGCCCGACACCAGGGCGATCTGTTGCTGGCGGAGTCGGCGAAGGAAAAGGCCCTACTCATCTATGACTGGTCAGAAGAGGGAACAGAGTTCCACCTTGATTTTCAGAATCGTCTGTATTGGGCGAAGTTCGACCTGCACAAACTCGACGAAGAACAGCGCGAACTGCTGAACAGTGACAACCATGAGGATCAACTGCTTACCGAGAAAGGTGCCCGGCGCAAAGCGTTGGAAACCGCCTGTTCACTGAAACTCCTGGCCAACTGCAACTTCGATACTTTGTATAAGCAGTTGAACGAGTCCACCGGCGAAGCTTGGTATTACGTCCGCATCAACCCGCCAAATGATGCCCCCAGCGAAAAGATCACCTTCACGCTGAAACAGTTCGCATCAAGCAGCGAGTTTAAGGCCCGGCTGCTCTATTCCAGTGCCATCTGGCTTGGTGCACAAAAGCACCTGGATCAAATCTCCATGAAGCAGATCGAGGGGATTAAAACGGTCGAAACCGTGGATTTTGTGGGCTACAGCAAAGATCACGGCGCCTACATCTTCAATGACCTCGCCTGCCACAACGGAACAGTTTTCAAGGCTAATACAGAAGACTATTTCGAGTTCGGCAAACGCCGTGTGAAGTGCTTGGTCAAGAACGTAAAGATCAACCCAAAAGCGAGCAGTGACGGCTATCGCGATGATTGGCTGGCAAAGCTATGGCTGTGCTTTGGTGAAAAGGGATTGATCGCGTTGACGTATTGGTTCGGCTCATTATTTTCAGAACAGATACGGGCGCAATACGAAAGCTTTCCGTTCCTGGAAGCGACCGGCGAGCCGGATGCCGGTAAGACCACACTGATCATGTTCCTGTGGAAGCTCTTCGGTCGGCACTACGAGGGGTTCGATCCAACCAAAGGCACTGTGTCAGGCCGTAGTCGCTCAATGGGCCAGGTTGCTGGCATGCCAGTCGTGCTGATCGAGGGCGATCGGAATAGCGATGCATCGAACACCAAGTCCTTCGATTGGGATGAACTGAAAGACTTCTTTGGCGGTGGCCTGCTTGGCACGCGTGGCGTGAAGAACAACACGAACGAAACCTATGAGCCGGAGTTCCGTGGAACGATCGTGATCAGCCAGAACGCCCCTGTAACGGGACACGAAGCGATTATCAGCCGGATCGTAAAACTGCACTTCCTCAAGCCAAAAATCACACCAGAAAGCAGTGCCGCGGCTGATGCGCTCAACCAGATGGAAATGGACGAAGTGAGCAATTTTTTGGTTCAGGCGATCAGTCATGAGCCACAGGTGATGGCCCGATTTTCCGAAGCGTACCCCAAGCATCGTGAACACCTACGTGCGCTGCGCACACTCAGCTCGGCGCGAATCATCAAGAACCACAGCATGATGTTTGCTCTTTTGGATTGCCTCGCCCTGGTGTTGCCACTGTCCGAAACCATGATTACCCGTGCGCGCCAAGAACTCATTGAAATGGCCCACGAACGGCAGGCCGCGATCGTCACAGACCCGCCTGAAGTCGTTGAGTTCTGGCAGGTCTATGAGTATCTGGAATCGCTCACCAGTGAGCCGTTGGTTAACCACAGCAAGAAGTCCGACGTAATCGCGATCAACCTCAACGGCTTCGCGAAAGTCGCTGCAGAGCATCGTCAGAAGCTCGCAGACATCGGCACCCTTCGTCATCTGCTACGTGACTGCCGCTCGCACAAATTGATTGACGTGAACCGCACTACGTCCAGCGCGATTAACAGCATTCAACGCAAGAACACCCCTCTGAATCCACCACCTGAATCTGTTAGCTGCTGGCAGTTCAAGGCCTAACACACCACGGAGAAAAACGAGAATGCATGTACAGGTAATCACCGGTTCCGGCCGGCACGGAGTCGCGGACTGGGGCAACGCTATGCGCGCTCATGGCCTATTTTACGTAAGGACTAAAGGAGGCAATCAACGTGGGTAAGTTAGACCGTTTTATGCGTGAAAGGGACGTGATCGAGGTAACGTCTCTTTCACACTCCACCATTTGGCGATCAATGAAAGATGGGCGTTTCCCTCGCCCTATCTCAATATCTCCAGGCCGCGTTGGTTGGAGAGAGTCTGCAATCATTGCCTGGCAGGCAAACCCTGCTCAGTGGAGACCTACAGAGGCCGCGTAAGCGGCTTCACTCCGTCGTGGCGATATTCTTTTGCAACCACAATGACCAACGCTGAAGGCCGCGCTGTTTTTCTTTGAAGTAGTCATACCGGTCGTAGTGCTTGGAAGACACATCGTTAAATGCGTGGCCTTGAATGCGATCGCGCAGCTCCTTCTCAAGGCCCGCAACTCCCATTAGCGTTTTACAGGTTCGGCGAATATCGCGGAGCGTAAACGGCCCATCGAATAGCTTCATGTGCCGGCTGTAAAGCTTTGTCACCGCCCTGGACAACGACTGCGTGTGCAGCGGCCTACCTTCCATCTTCCCCATGAATCGATAGACACTTGTCTCGCTGATTTCATCCAGCGTCTTGATGCTATGCCGCATCAATCTGTTGTACGGCACCGCGTGCAAAATTCGCTCACCGTCGCCGCCCTTCAAGTTACGAATGACCAGGTGATCGTCGAAGTATTGCTTGCGTGTGGTGCCCAGGAGTTGCTGCGGACGTTGACCACCTGACGCGATAAGGAATTTGATCAGTTCCGACGTCACCAATGAAAGTTGCTCAGGGAGCAGGTTCCATAGCGACTTGAGCTCCACGACGGACAACGCCCTGTTACCTGGTTGCTCCCAATCAGACTGCACCGGAATGCTGGCCACGGGATTGCTCAGCAGGCCGAACTGAACCTTGTTCTGCAGATAATTTCTAGGGTTGTGCTCCTGCTCCAGCCCCAACTGAAAAGCGGCGTGTAGCTGCGATCGCACGCGGTTGCAGTAGGTGGTGATGCCTTTATCGATCATCCTTGCGATTACCGTGCGGATCTCGACTGGTCCAATCATTGCGACAGGTCGCTGAACCATTTGTGGGAAGGGCCGCGACACATAGCGCTCGAACGAACTCTTCACGTCTTCGACGGATGCCGCATTTTCGGCCCGGAGCTTGGCGATGTAGTTGTCCAGGAGCTGCTGGAATGTGCCCGCCGATATGATCAGTTCCTTTTCTTCACGACAGCTGTCTCTCGCAACGGTCAGGCTCAACGCCGGCCATGTACCCAACTTTGTGAGTTTCTTCTTTCCCCCAACGAAGCGTTGAAAATAGAATTCCTTTGTTCCGTTCGGGCGAATTTTGAGAAGCAATACGCCCTCTCCCCTCGCACTACGCCCGTCCGATTTGACGTAAGGCTTTTCCTTGGGCTGCAGCGCCCGTATCTGCTTATCCGTGAGCATAGGTATCTCGTCCTAGTAGTTGGTGACAGTTGGTGGTGACAGTTCGCTGGAACCACTGTGGCCCGCTCTGAACAAATACTGAATGTCCCACCACGCTGAAAGGCACGATTCTACTGGGCTGAGGGGGTTATTGATATTCTTCGGAGGATGATGGCATTACGCCAATAATAGTTTCCCAAGCTGATAACGAGGGTTCGATTCCCTTCACCCGCTCCAATCGAATTTTGGTCTCACGTTGAGGTTGTTTTGACGGGGGATGTAGAGATAGAGAAAAACCGGTCCTGAGTGGCCGGTTTTTTTATGGGCGGGATTTGTGTGAACTGCCAATCAACACCTGCCAATTCAGGTGTTGATCAACCATTCACTGATGGCACGAAAGTGGCCAATATCCGAAAAGGCAACGTCCTACACGACACTGGGAATTGTCCGTACACTTGCGCATTGCTGTGCCTTTGTCACGAGGCCTATAGTCCGAGCGCGTCCAAATGGCGTATCGGGTTTGGCGACTCGATGACAACGATTCAGGAATCTCCGAGATTTTCGGAGCAGTTTCTGATTGCACTTTGCTGCGCTTTTTATGGTGGCTGTGCGTGGGAGACCTTCGGGTCTGCCGGTTTTACCGTTGTCCGGTTCGCCAACCTGCGTACAGCTACCACCCTATTGTTTGGCGACGATTGAGTGGTAGGTCTTTCACCTACTAACGGTAATCACGCATGAAAGAATATATGGCTTTAACCAGCAACGCCGACGATCTCCCTTCCCTGTTCGTCAACACCACCCAACCGCTGCACTCACTGCTCAGCACGGCCAGTTACAGAATTCGAGCCGTGACGCAGATGCTCGAAAACCTGGCCATGCGAGGTGACATCACCACCGACTCGGTCATCCTCAGCGATTTTGCATTGCTCTGCTGTGTGCCTTTGCGCGACGGTTGCGATGTGCTGGACGTGATCGCTCGACGCATGGATGCAGAGCCGTCCTGATGTGATACGGGGCGCCTTTCGGGGCGCCTTCGATTCGCAGCTGGCGAAGCCTGCGTTCGGCTGCGTAGCAGTCGTTAAATCAGGCGATGCGGCGTTTCAGGAAGACCTCGCGGCTACATAAATGATGGAAGCCAAGATATGGCAGCCCCCCCCTACTTAGCGGAGCGACTTCACCTCTGCGGCATTTCCAAAAGGCACGGCTGCAGGGAGAACAGGGTGGTGACTTCTGCGGCACACAACCGAGGCGACTCGGTTAATAGCGGTGCCTGGTCAGATTGGCATTCAGGACGAGGGACGATGTGCCGACTAATCCGGACTGGATTCTGCGGCAGGACCTGATGTGAGTTATACGACGCCGCCGATCAGTTGAGGACGGTAGATAGCCAACAAGCGCTAGTTGAGGTGGGAGGTTGCCCGAGAGGGCACAGCGATGAGGTTTGTTTCAGCGCCTCCGATAGTACGAAAGAAGGTTTCTGAGCCGACAGAGAATTAAAGATGCTTTGCGACAAAAGCGACTGCGACAAACAGGGTCAGCGCGAACGCAGCACCAATGCTGAACGGCAACAACGTAGTGCGGATTTTGGTCGGGGCCGGGCGTCTCATCTCTTCAGCTAAAGCCTCCATCTCACGATGCAATTGCTCGATGCTTGCTCGATTACGATGTGTGGACAT